GATACTATTACATAATGATTATTTCTTAATAACTCTACAGCTTTGTCTAAATAATATGTTTCTTCATATCCAATATCAAATTCGTCTGCTACAGCCCTAAAAGCACTAAAATATGTACCATTATTTGTACTTCTATATCCATGTTGTACAAATAAATCACACATTGTGTCAGGTGTTATTGCTCCTTTTGTTGCTGTTACTACCATACTTGCACATGTTGGACCACAAGCACTAGAGCCTATTGTTTGGTTTGGATTACCTATACTAGAATACATTTTGCTAGCCCATCTACTATCTAATTGTGAATAATATGTTAATCCAATATAGTCTCCTAATTCTACATTCCAAGTTTCTGCTTTTGCTCCTTCATAAGCTATGTCTCCTTGAAGTTGAAATCCTTCTGTTTCTTCTCCTTCTTGTTCATTTGCTACTGCTTTTTCTTGTTCTTCTGTTTGTACTTGTATTTCTGTAGTTGGTAAGTCTTTTACTTCTTGTTCTGTCATATCGTATGTACTAATATTGTTTTTTACTTCATTTACTACACCATTTACAATTTCATTAGTTGAACTATTTTCATTTGCTTTGTAAAATCCCAATCCACCTAATATTCCAACTATTACTGCTGAAATTATTAATATTATTTTTCTTTTTTGCTCGTTATTCATTGCTATCCCTCCATTTTTATTTCTATTTTTTCAATATCTTTTTCTATAGCTTCACATCTTCTATCATGCACTTGCAAAAACTCTGATTGATTATCCATACTTTTCTGTAATAGTTCCAAGGATTTAGCTGTATTCATATTTGTATTTTGTATTTCGATTAAGCACTTACCATTTTGTTCTATTGTTTTTTGCATATTTCTTCTAGTTGTAAGCCAATCGTATAAGAAAAGTATTACTATGACTAGTGAAACACCATATTCGTTTATCAATTTTCCTATTTCTTGCATTACTCTTCCTCCTTTGTAACACTATCTTTGTCTACTACATACTCTACTTCAAAGTCTGTATCTAAGTTTGTTATTAGTTTGAATATATTGGTACCTTGCCATAATTCTATAGGAGATATACTAGGTAATGTAATTATTTGTGGAGTAGCTAGTTTGTAATAAACTAGAACGGGATTACCTTCATCGTATTTTGATTTAACCCATGCTTTGAATGCTTCTAAATTAAAAAATTCATTTTTATTAACACAAAATCTTAAAAATTTTCCGTTATTATAGACTGCAATTGAATTTTGTTTGACCGTTGACGAATAAACAAAATAATTGCTATAACCATAACCATCTTCAGCACCACTTATATCCAAAGCAACGACAAGAATTTCATCTGTGGTTGCACCACTTAAAGATAACTTTTCTGTTCCATCTAAGATGACTTTCCCTATATTCTTTTTGATTTCTACTTCGCCATTTCTATTTATTTTTAATATATCTTTTACATCTCTTACTTTAGATAGGATATTACCTTGTAGATTTATTGGAGTTATTATAGGCTCGTGATATGGTTCGTATGGTGTTGCTGTTGAACCTTTTTCTATTTGAACACTTGATATTAAGTCATTATAAGTATTTGGTTCTGTTACATATGTGTTGTATATTTTTACTAATAAATATTTAGCATTCGTACCTGTTGTAATCTTTTCATTTATAATACCTGTATTATTATTCCTTTTTAAAAATGTAACATTATCTCCAACTTTTAAGTCTTTCTTTGAACTTTCATATACAAAAAATGTTTTTCCTTCAACATATCTTGAAATTATATATGTTGAGTCAGGTAAACAAGGGACAATTATTGTGACCAAATAGTTTGAAGTACTTGTATTAGTAGGGGATACAACTATTTTCCCAATATTGTCCGGGGTTAAACCTTTTAAAAACATATCTTGGTTATCTTTGTCAAATAAATTCTTTCCACTTTGTCTTATTTTTATTGCGGTTTCATTTATTTTTATATTTGAATAGTCTGCTAGGTTTCCTTGATATGAAACTGTAAATGCCATATATTTTGCATTTGCTGGTGAATTTACTGTGCCTTCATTTTTGCCACCTAATGTTATTCCACTAATAAACTTTTTATCTTTATCATACCAAGCTCCCCAGTTTCCAGTTGTTTTATCACTGTATATATAATAATATGAGCTTGCTTGTATTTCTATATAGTCTGTTCTTTTTGAAGTGCTATCGCTGACAAATGCACCATTGCCATCGCTTACATAACTACCATTAATTATATTATTTTTATCGAATAAATTATCATATCCACCTACACTTGTTATTTTTTGTGTATAATCTGGAGATGGAGATGGTATTCCTCCTGTGTGGGGTTCATATGATTTGTCTTCCGTACCCTCATAAAATAAAAATTCATACTTTGATAATGTTTTTGGGTTAACACTCATCATGTTATTTTTGCTTTCTAAAGTAATAGCGCAATACAGATTTGCTTGAATAACAAATGTTATTTTTTTTGGTGAGTTATCATACCAGGATTTTACCTCACCTGCATATGTTCCATCTTGATTCCACCCATCGATTCTAAAAGCAAAGCTTTCTGGAATAATGGCTGTAATTGTAGTTTGCTTATCATAAAACTTCTTTTCTTTTTGGCAAACTCTATAAAGATTATTTTCAATATAATTTCCTGTATGATTTGTGTAATCGAAATGCCCTTGTTGCCATTTTTCTTCTGATGTATCGAGTAAATTATATCCTTCTGTTGTTTCTTGCCTGATATTTCCATTAATCTCTATCGCCTTAACCGGCACATCTACTGCATTTCCGCATATTCCGTCTGTCACAACTTTAGTCGGCTGATTATCTATATACCTTTTTATCAGTTCTGGATAATCTCTCATTACATTGTAAGGCGTTTCTAATGCATTCTTAATTTCAGCCTTTGTTTCATTTAAATATTTTAGCTTTTCTGCTGTTGTTCCCATTAGATTACCTCCCCATTTATAGTATCTAAGATTGTATCTATATCTCCGATTTTTTCTTGTATGTTACTTATTTCTGTATTTACTTTTTCTACATATTCATCTACTTTATCCCAGTTTTGATTTAGTGCTTTATCTATATCAAATTTATTGTTATTAGTTTCAAGAGGTCCTTCATGTTTAAATAACTTCAAATTTTTTGTTTCACTCATTTATTTACTCCTTTCTCAAGAGTTTCTATTCTTTTTATTAAACTTTGGATAATATTATCTTTTTCTTTATCTTTCGCTTGTAACTTTTCTATTTCATCTTGTTGCTCTTGTATTGCTTTATAAGCTATTGATACCATAGAGTATAAATTTATTCCTTCTTTATTGCTTGATATTATTTCTTTTGAACAATTATATCCATCTCCAATTATTGTGCCTATTGTTTTTTTGCTTTTTTCTTCTGATTTATAATTAAACATATAAATGTCTGTTTTTAATATTTCATCTAGTGCTCTTGATTGATATCTTTCTATATTTTTTTTTACCTTTATTGAGCTATTAGATATTACCTCTCCAGTTGCTGTTATATTCCCTTCAACATGAAGTCGACGACACACAATAAAACCATCATCAGAAAGTGTACAATTGCAATTTTCCTCTCCAATTCTTAATGTATGGTTTCCTGCTAAATCAACATAAAATCTTATTTTATCTAATATAGATATAGAAGGATAGATATTGCCAATCTGAGGAATTATAGATAGTAAAAGTTGTCCTGTTGATGTATCATCAATGTATAAACCTGGCATAGCGTCTCCATGCATTTTTATATTTGTAGCAACTATCCCAGCATTTGCACTATTTAATACTAAGTCACATCCATCTAATACCATTTCTCCCGTGCACCCTTCAGAATTTTTAGGTGGCATTGTAAAGTTTTTTATATACATTATTGGCCAGAATTTATCATCACTTGATGTTATTACTCCCCAAGCCATTCCATCTTCTACCGATTTTCCATAATCCGTAGGAACAGCAAAACTTATATAATTCTGTTTGTCTACTGTTTGCACTCCCATTTCTCCGAACACTGTATTTCCATCACTTTTATAAAAATGTTGACCATTTTTGTCCAATGCCATCATTACATTCTTATCTTTATCTAATATTGCTAAACTAGCATTTTTATTTATTATCATCATTTGAATAAAGTCTGAAATTTGATTCCATGCCACTTTTACATGTTCATAGTTTTGCTCTATTGCTGTTCCCAATTTGCTTGTTTCTGTATAGCCTTTTAACTTGTTATCTGTACTAGAATTTGCACTATTTATTGCTTCTGTTTTTGCCGTTGATGTTTCTGTTTTTGTTGAATATGTTTTACTTACTTCACTTGTTATGCTTTCTGCTTTTTGTGTTATTTGTGAATTTGTTTCTGTTTTTGTATAGTAATTATTACTTAAATTTTTATTTGTACTATCTGCTGTACTCTTTGCTGTGTTTGCTGTGGATTGTGCTTTATCTGCTTTACCATCTACTGTTTTTATTTCTGTTTTTACTTCACTTACACTTTGTGTTATTCCGTTTATATCTTGTTCGTGTTTTGTTAGTTTTTCAGAATTTTCAGTTGTTTCTTCAACTAATTGTTCAATCTTTCCTTCTGCTTGACTTATTCTGCTTTGAACTCTTCTGTTTACAACCTTTTGACTTTCTTTTTTTACGGTTGTTTCTTCTTTTTGTTTTATTTGGATTTTACTTGATATTTGTGCAATAAATCTTCCTTCTAATGACATTTCACCTTGATAAAAAACATTTTTACCATTTATAACTATTTTGTCTCCAATGTCTATAGCAGGGTCTATTATTACTTTTCCTTCAAATGTATTTACTGTCAAATCTTTTATTTTGTTGTAAATCTTTTGAACTTGGTCTTCGTCAACAATGTACATATTTTCTTGATTTATCCAAAGATTATTTCTTGTGTCATCTCCAAATTTAAAACTTCTTACCCCATCTTCATAAGATACTTTTGAAATTTTAAATTCTTCACCCCATTTATATTCTCCAAACATTTCAAGTGATATTTCTGTTTCATCTTGACCGAATTCTCTGAAACATAATTTTCCTTCTCTATCAATACAAGCAAAGCAACCTGCACTCTCTGCAATATAACTAATGTATTCTCTTGCTGTTACAGTATTGTCATAAACAGATACCTTTTTATCAGAATTTAAAAAAGAAGTAGAACCTAATTCTACTCCTGCTTTATTACAAATATCTTGTGCTACTTCTGAAAGTGTTGCTTCGCCTTTTGATATTAATTCACTGCCATCATAATTAAATTCAAATTTAATCATATTATCTAGTGCTTTTATTGTTATTGTATTGTCATCATTGTCTGTGTAATCATCTACATTATAAATTCCGTATAGGTATCATTTCAAAGCTACTATCATTACTACTTAAACTTTTAACAGGTATTCCATTTAATGTTCCTACCAACATTGCATTTACTTCTGCTACTGTTAATGCGTGATTTATTAATATTCCATATTCTACTCTTATTTTTGAAAGAGTTTTTGGCATTTTATCTTTATATAGTTTCATTTCAATGTATTGACTTGGTGTACCACCTAAGCAAAATTCTTCTTCAAATGCATTGCCACCTTTTTTAAAATCCAAAATATAGTCTGGATTTATTAGTACATCATCTATATAGATATTCATTGCACAAACTGGGTTTTCATATCTATTTTGTTTCCACTTTTTACTTGTTTCGTACATTAACTCAACCCCTTTGCTTTATTTACTGTTGCTTTTTGTTGTGCTGTTAATTCTTTTTGCATCAAATTAAAAGACACTTTCCATCTTGATTTGGAAGTGTCTTCATCTAATCCTGTTTTATGCATTTCGCTTGTTCTTTTGCTTACTCTGAATTTTGCGTTTTCTAACATACCACCTTGAACACTCGGGCATTTTACTGTGACTATCATCGGATTCTGGTATGTTGCCTGCAAAAGTTCTTCTGCCTCGTCTTCTGATAAGTAGTCCCATGACATTTCAAGCTTTAGCATTCCAATTGCAATTGGATTATCTATTAATGCTCCTGTTACTTTTGATGTATAACTATCATTGTCTGTATCTTCTATATTATCTTTATATGTAGATGGTGTTTTCATTAATTTACCATTTAATTTCCATAACATAATTTTTATCCTCCTACTAAAGCTTCTATGTCTTTCCCTGTTCTTCTTTTCTTATCTCTTAAGTCATCTAATAATATTTGTCCAAGTTTTTTGTCTCCTACATTTACTGTTAAATATATTGGTCTATCGTTGTTATTTCCACTATAATTAGACAATACATCTTCAAATGTATCACGCATAATATTTTGTGGAGTTACAATTTCTGGATTTGTTTTAGCTCCGGAATATTCACCAGCTATTACGGTCGTCGCTTCTGTTAAAACACCACCCTTTGCTAATCTTGGTAAACTCAATGTATTTATGCTTCCAACATAAACTCCTGGAATTAGATTAATAAGCCTAATTCCCCCATTAATTAATCTAATCGCACTATTTATGGTTCTTTCAATTAAAGATATAACGCCATTAATACCTGATTTAACAGCTCCAGATATTGCATTCCCTATACTTGTACCTAGGCTTGAGAACGTATTTCTTACTCTGCTCCATACTCCACTAAAAAAACTTCCTATATTTGAAAAAATATTTTGAATTGAATTATATGCATTTTGAAAATTCTGTACTATTCCATTTTTTATATTACTTACTGCATTTTTTATATTAGATGTAATATTGTTCCATATATTTGATGCTATATTTTTTATATTGTTAAAAATGTTTGAAATATTATCTTTCACGCTATTAAATATACTAATTGCTGTCTGTTTTATATTTTCCCAAATTTGCTTTATACTATCTACTAGGCTAGATATTCCATCAAGTAGTCCTTGAATTATATATGTTCCTAATTCTGCCATGACTGTAGATGGTGAATGTATTCCAAACACATTTTTAAATCCTTCTATAAAAGGTGTAAAAATATGGTCTATTACCCATTGTCCCAAATTGCCAAGTGCTTCTATAATTCCTTTGAATATTCCTTCAACAACATTTCCACCACATTCTTTTATTTTTTCACTGAAAAAGTTTCCTGCTTCATCTATAGCTTCATTTATTTTTTCTCCTAGAATCATTCCTAAATTAATAAAACTTGCAAAAGCACTTCCCAACATTTCAAACATTGAGTCTACAATTCCATTCCAATCTATGTTTTTACAAAAATCAATTAACCCTTGAACAATAAAACTCCAATCAAAATCCTTAAAAAATGTTGTAATACCATTTAAAGCTCCCTTAATACCTGTACTTATTGTATCTCCTAATGCTCCCCAATTTGTATTTTTAAAAAATCCATTGATTGCATTAGCAACAGCACTACCTAAACCTGACCAATTAAATGTATGAACAAATGATTGAACAAGATAGATTGCAGTATTTATTCCTTGCGCTATAGTATTCCCGACTTGCTTCCAGTCTGTTGTTGCTATGAAACCATTTAAAAATTGTGCAATATTAGTTCCAATTTTTTTTGCTGTATTTTGTATTTTATCCCAAGGTATGCTATTCATTGCATCATTTAATTTTTCTCCAATTGTTGCTCCAACTTCATACCAATTTCCATTTTTTATTACATCTATAATACTATTATCTACTTTAGATAAATCAAAACTTGGTGCTGTTGTTCCTCCACTTCCACTATCTGAATTACTATTATTGTCAGAGACATTATTTATTTCACTATGTATATTAGATAAGCTCTTTGTTTCATTTTTTGCCTTTTTAGCATTTCCAGCCATACTTGCATATGAACTTGCACTTGCTTTAGCAAATATATTTACTCCTGTTAGTACGTAAGCTACACTTTGAATCGCTTTCATTAATTGATAAACTAAATTTGTTACAAACTGAATAACTGGTGCTAATGCACTTCCCATAGCATATTTCATATATTCAATGTTTGCACTTAACTGTTTAGCTCCTGCATTTTGACTTGATAACCATGTATTTGCACAACCACTTAAAACAGAATAAATGCTTCTTAATGAGAATAATGCCATAGCATATTTCATAACGTTTCCTATTCCTTGCCTTAATCCTGTCCCCATTCCTTTTATATTATTTGTAATATTTTGAGTTATTTTTGGTAGTCCTTTAAAACTATTTTTTATACTAGACATACTAGGCCTAACTTGTTCTATTTTTTGCTTAAATGCTTCAAAAAAACTACTCAATTTGTTTTGAGTAGTTGCTGTCTGAGATATTTGTTGTCTTAATTGTGACATTTTGCTCTTTGCTTCGCTAAGTTGCTTATTATAATATTGTATTTCTTTTACTAATACTTCTTCTTTATCGCTTAAATTAATATATTGTTTATTGTTTTCTAGCCTTTCAGGATTTACTTTATTCATTGGTTCATTAGCTATTTTATCTAACTTAGGTGTTATTATATCTAATTTTATTTTTCGGGCATTTATTTTTTCTTGTAAACTATCAATTTGCTTTTGTATCTGAGATATTTGTTTTTGTGCATCTTTATTGTTAACTTTTATTGCAAGTTCATTATTTGCTGAGCTTTTTCTAATCTCTTGTAGTTTTTTCTTGATAAAGAAAACTGCCTGCTGTACTTTATTTTTCATCTCTTTTGTATTTATTTTTGAAAAAGCATTTTGTGTTTGATCCATCTGCTTTTTTATGGTTGGTACTATTTTTTGAAACTCTTTTAATGCTTCTTCTACTTTTGCAGTTACTATGATTTCTATCTCTTCTACCGTGATAAGTCATTCCCCCTTTCTCCTTAATTTAACGAAATAAAAAAACACCTACCTAAGTAAGTGCTTTTTTATCTTTTGTTGTATTTTTATTTAAATATACTTGTAGGAGCAAATCCCATTTTTCCTTTCTTTATTGTCCATGTATTACCACAGTTTTGGCAAACTGCTACAGTAGAATTTATTGTTTTAGTTTTATTTGTACCTTTAGATTTTTTCCAAAACAAATTAGATATACCTAGTGTACACAAAGCAGTAAATCCTCTTGCACTATTATTTACATGTCCACCAAATCCAATACCCTTTTTATTTGTTTGTTGACCTTCTTCAACAAGTTGAACTTGAACATTCTCACTTCCACAATAGGGACATTTCATTCTTTTTTCCTCCTTTAGAACATTGATGCTTCTACAATTTTAAAAGTTGCATTTTGCATTGCATTTAATTTGTCTGATGATACATATGTAAATATATCAAAACTTTGACTTTGTCCTGCTGCTAAGTCATTTGCATAAACATAATCTTCATTGATTCTTGCTCCTGATTCATCTACTGCTTCTATATGTAAGTTAAAAGATTTTGTTTCTGAAGTTTTGTTTGTTACTTTAACTGTCAACTTTGTATCCTTTGTTCCATAACTTCCATTAGTCACTTCAAAATTTCCTAGTTGTGCATCTACATCATTAGCTAGAACTTCTTCTGTACTACTTCCTGTTGCCTTATCTAAATTAGCACTAACTTCATTTAAGCTATCTGATAAAGCTTTTTGAGAATTAATTGTAATTACCATTGCTAGTACGCACAAAATAACACCTGCAATAGCTTGTCCTTTGCTGGCTTTTTTAATTAATGATACTATTGCTAAAATTCCTCCTATTAACCCTAAAACAAATGATACATTATTTACTATTGGAATAAATGAAGTACACACTCCTATAATTCCTAATACTAAACCAGCAGTTCCAAATCCACTCTTTTTCCTCTCTTCCATAATAAATTTCCTCCTTTTATTAATTATAAAAAGAGTATATCATTTTAAGTTGAAAAAGCATGTCGAATTTTGTCGAAAATATATATTTTTTATCATTTATCCCTTAAACAACATTCTTTGCTCTTCTAATGTTTGTTCTTTCTCTTCTATTTTAAATAATTCTTTATAATCATCTCTAATTAGAATAATTTTAGGGTCTTTGCTCATACTATCTGCTCTTATAAGTTTATTAGTTACCGATTCTTGTAGATTAATTTCGCTTTTTAAGTTATCAATTATTTTTAAAAGATGAGTTTGGCAGTATATATTTATTTCTGAATATCTACTATTCCAAAATTCATGTGGTTTCATATCAAAATAATATGCCAATGGTTCTATAGAATATATTAATTCTATTAAATTGTTAGCTTTTCTTATATTTTCAATAATATCATTTAATCCTTTTAAATTTGAGCCATTATTTCTTTTTCCACTACTCTGTTGGCTGCATTCTCTACTGCTTTTTCCAATAATTTGTCTGTATTCATTGTTAATAATGGATTTAATGTTATTTCTTTTAGTTCTTTCTTGTTCATTTTCTTTTTGAAAAAACCCTCATTATTCAACGCCTCTGCTATCTTTGCATATAATTCACTTATAGTTATTCCTTCTGCTCTACAATCATCCATAAAGTCATACACTTCACTTGATGATGTAAATGCACTTTCACCTTTTTCGTTTTCTGCTAATTTAAATATTATTTTTGACAATGCTTCTATATCTAATATAGAATATGCTTTTATAAAGACTTCTTCAAAATTTTTATTTTTTAGTAGATTAGCTATGTCTACTATCTTTCTTGTTTTTAGTACTAAATTAATTGTTTTATTTTTCGTTTCTATAATCATCTTTTTCTCTCCTTTGCAAAAGAGAGAAGGCTTGTGCCTTCTCCTAAATTAAAATTTTGTTGAATCTCCTTCAACTGGATATCCATCTGTTTCAACTGTTTTTGTTTCTTTGTAAACCCTCATAGTATCTTTTATGAAATCTCCATCGTTTATCTCTTGTCCTGCAATATCTACAGTACATTTAACAGTTTGAACCAATGGCTTAGTAGCAACTGATGCTGTTGATTCTGGATATTTTACGAATAAGTATATTGATGTATCTGCATCTGCTATAGCTTGAATAGCTTTATGTGTCTCTTGTATAAACATCATTTCTATATCAACTGTTTCCGCTTTTCTTTTTCCTTTAGCCATTCTTTCTTCTTCTAAATCTAAAGCACTATATGTTTGTCCCTCTTTTAGAGTTTTTAATTGTCCAATTTTTTGAACATAACCTATTTTTGTTTTTTCTCCTGTTAAAGTTTTTGCATATGATACCTCAGCTTTCATAGCAACTTGTGGTGTCGTTGCTTTTTTTGGTGTTTCTCCTTCCATCTCTAATTCCTCCTTATTATCTTAAATTAAAAGAGGTTGTTATTGAATTATAACAAACCTCAAATGTTATTGCTATACCGTATTTTTGCAATATAGGATCATATACTGCAGGACTGGTATTCGTCCTTGTAAAATTAAGTTCTTGAAGTTTTTTATCAACTTCATCTATCATTTTCATTGCTTGGCGTTGTTTTTCATTCCAACAAGTTACTGATATTTGAAATGTAGAAAATATTGGAAATGCATTTTCTGTTTTATTTACGGATTTTAAAGGTGTATGTAATTCCAAGCAAGGAAATTTACTTGTTGTCGTTGGATTTGTTAATATTTGTTTATATTTTAATGACTCTAGTTTTTCATATGTTAAATCACTAAACTCTAATACACTTAAATCTTTCATTATTTACAACACTCCTTTAACATTTCATCTAATCTTTTCTTTGCTATTTCTGTATTTTCATTTCTGCTTTCAAACTCTGCATCCCCTATAAAATGATTAGCTTTTGAACCTACTGCTACATAAAATTGTTGTTTATTAATAGTTACTATTGAATAACTCAACGACCTCCCCACTTTATTTACAGGGATATACCATTCTGTATATCCTGACTCAATAAAATGTTTTGTTTTTCCTATGTGTTCTTGTTCTGCAAATTGTCCTGTGCCAAAATACTCAAACCATAAATAAGATTGCCCATTTTCAGTCATAAATTTGGAAGGGTCTGCATAAACCCTTCCTTTAACTTCTTTTGTAGACATATCAACCATTTCAACCAATATTCCATCTTCTTTATGACCTTTTTCCAGCCTTATAGCATAACCTCTAATGTTTTTTAATACATCTTCTGTTATTATTTTTGCAGTTTGTGGTAATTTTTGCATTATAGCATTTATATTTTTGAAATTATGTTTCACTTTAAAATTACAATTAAAACTTATCATTGTATTTTCTCCATTCTATATACATAAGTGTTTCCTATTTGGTTTTTATCTAACACCTTATATTCTGGAATAAACTCCTTTAATTTTGAGACATCTTCAAATGATATTCCATTGCCTTTTTGTATATCATAATCTCTAGTCGTACGACCTTTATATGTACTATAATCCACTTCACCAGTAGACTTTCTATCTAACTCGTTGACATCTTGTTGCATATTTAGCCAAGCCTGTCCTTTATATTTCCATATTTTATCTGATTCACCATGGTCTTCTATTTCTTCATATTTTGATATATATACTTTTGTTAAATCTCGTAATAACATTATTTAAGCCTCCTCAAACCAGACTTTATAATGTCATTTCTTAATTTTTCCATGATATCTTCATACGAGCTTGATATAGCACCTTCCCCACGTCCTGTCATTCCTTCTGCACCTCGTGCAAGATATACGGCTTTTGTTGCTTTTTTTATGTATGGAAATAACTTTGTATCATCTTTTTGTCTGTTAGAAATATCAGAGGCAATAGAACTAACTTCCTCTAATATTTCTTCTAAAACTTCTTTGTCATCTTTATAATTAGCTCCCAAATCAGCTATTATTTTATCTATATTACTGGTTTCTGCCATTTCTATTGCCTCCTATTCTTAGGCCATTGAAGCAATTGTTGCTATTCCTGCTTTTTTAGCCTTATTTGCTGAATCAACTTCGACAATTACTATTTTTTGTCCAGTTGTTGCTGTGATTTCGTCTGTTCCATTCCAAGCTGTGTATCCAGATGTGCAAACTGCATCATATCCTGGCATTGTTGGATTAGCTGCTGCTTTATATTTATAGCTATTTCCAGAAGTTAAAGCCGGTGTAACAGTTATTTTAGTTTTTCCAGTTGATGTTCCTTCTTCTGATGTTACGTTTAAAGTTTTAAGTGAAGTATCTGTTACATAGAATATAGTATCTTTCATTAATGCTTTTGTTCCTTTATACAAGAAATCTTCCAATGCTACAGCATCATCAAATGGTACTTTTTCTGCTCCATACTCTGAAACATAGAAAGGTTGAGCGATAGCCCCATCCATCATTACAACAGCTTTTACGCCGTCTGGTAATCTTGTTGACTCATAAACTCTAACAGAGTCATACATACCAATTGCTTGTTCTTTTGGATCTGTTCCATTTGGTAAATCATCAAGAATTTTCTTCATTCCTTTTCTGTATCCACTATCTACAACAATAACTAATAAATCTGATTCTATTCCATCAATAAAGTCATTTCTTAAAGTTCTTGCTTTTTGTAATAGAGTATCAATTGTATCTTGTATATTATCTTTTGCAGAAACTTCTGTTCCTTCTAATACTTTTGCGAAAAACTCTCTATCTAAGTATCTTATAATAGCTGATTGATGATTTACTTTTCTTTTTTCAGCCATGCCATCAATGCCGTAAAGTTTTACGTCTTTCCCTTGTAATTCTTCTACAATTTCTTTATCTGTATCAATAACAACTTTTACTGGTTTAGCTTTTACTTTATCACCTTTTCCAGCAGCTCTTGCAGTACCTTTATCTTTTAATTCTGCGTTTACAAATCTTTTATATTCAATTACTCCACCTTCTGGGTTTCCAGAACCATTTTTAGCTTTTATTTGTTCTGATACTGCTCTTGAAGCAACGTTTTCTAGTACTCCACTTAATACTTGTTTTAAATTATCCTTTGTTTTACCATCTTGTAGCATTATGTTTAATGCTTCTTGTGTAATTTCTCCCATTTTTTATTCCTCCTATTTTTTAATAACTTGATCTAGCTATTGATTTGCTTTTTGTATTATCAATACCTGTTTTTTGTATTGGAGTATCTTCTTTTAATCTTTCATTTACAGCTTTTTCAACAGCTTTATTAAAAGCATTTGAAACTTCTTCTATTTTTGAATTAATTTCTTCTGCCTTAACTGTTTCAAAATTAAAGAAAGTCAATAAAGATATATCCAATCCTTTTTCACTTGCTATTTTTGTTGCTTGTTCTTTTAATTTATAAGCATTTAATTCTGCAAGTGCTTTTTCTTTGTCTGTTCTTTCTTTTTGTGCTTGATATTCAAGTTTTTGTTCTTTGTTCATTTTTGCTAACTTTTCAGCTTCACTTTTTTCACTGTTCATCATTTCTTCCCAGTTTGTTTTTGCTGTGTTTATAGCTTTTTGAACTCTTTTGTCAAATTCTGCTTGATTCTTTCCATCTTTCAGAAAATCATCAAATGTAACAGGATTGTTGTTTGCTCCTGTATTGTTTTGGTTATTTGCTCCCACTGATTCATTATTTGCCCCAGTATTAGCATTATTTGGATTATTATCTTGTCCTTCCATTCTTTACTCCTTTTGCCCCAGCCATTGCTAAAAGCCCCAGCCATTGCGAATTTGTATTCTGTTGTTCTTTATAGCCTGCAATCAGTAAAAAGGCATAAAAAAATAGACGTACGTCTACGTCCAAAAATTTATAATTATAAAATGTTAATAACTTATTTATTATCTTTCATATATCCTTCTGCAAAATTATATTTAAATACCCATATAACCGGTCTAAATATTGTAATTACCGTAAATATAATCCAATACCAAGTTGGCATTTGTAATTTAATGCTTAATATTAAAACTAATAACCACATATTATTTTTCCTCCTTATCTTCATATATTGCCATATAATTTTTCTTTATATCAAAGTTAGTTATTTCATCTGGTGTTAATTTCGCATAAATTTCAATATTAGCAACAAATTTTAAATCATTTGTTATATCATCTGCCCTCTTTATGAGCTCTTGACCTATTGCTATAATAGACTTCTTTACGTTTTCTTTTCCTGTTGGTATTAATGGTTCCTGCATATTTTCCGCCTTCCTTCCATAATAAAAGCACCTACTTGCTAGTAAGTGCTAAAATTTACCTTTTATCATTTTATTATGATATTTTTTCCATTTTTCATATTGCTTTATTATTTCTTTTGGTGTATTTTCTTTCCATTTCCAAGGTTTTTCTTCTCCTAATGTATCTATTTGCCAATCTGTCCAAGGGTGTTCCATAGGCATCATATTAAATCATTCCTTTCATAACTTCTATTATGTTTTTGCTCAGTAATGAAGCATTTTGTTTATTAGCATAATAATCTGCAAATGCTTCTGCAATAATTTCTTGTCCTCTTTCTTTATATGCATATCCTGAAATATTTCTTATTAGTAAATCTTTTTCTTTTATATCATTTACACCTATTTTATTCAAGGCTTTATTTAATATTTTATTTACTGTTATATTATTTTCGCTATCAAAAACTATTGCATTATTATTGTTATGATTTAATTTTTTTATTATTTCTGTTACTGCTATATGTCCTGTTTCATGTATTGACATATCTTTATAAGTTGTGTTGTTAGGATGAAAATGCTTCTTAACATCCATTTCATATAATTGTTTTGGAACTTTACCATTATAAAATTTATTTTTATTTATATACATTACATATGTTCCATCTTTTTGTAATTCTACTGCTAGTCCACCATTTGGATGGTCTATCTCTTTTATTTTTTTAATCTTTCCTCTTATATTTGGAAAATCATTATATGCTCTACTCATATTGTTTAATAATTCTTTTAAAACTTCTTTATCTATATGCCTTGTATTCATTTTTTTAATATTGTATTTTTCTTTTATATCTTTTTCAAATTTTGTATCAAATATATTAAATTGTTTTTCTGTTTCTAACTCAATATGCTCATTATTAGGATTATACACAATCGTACTTCTGCAATAATGAAAGTGATGTTGAATTGGTGGAAGATTTAAGCCTAGTACTAATCCATTGCATCTAATTCTTTGTACTGTTAATTCTTTTTGTGTCTCACCATAATATCTATCAAATACATTTTCTTTGTTAATGTAAAACTCTTGATTATTTAAACTATCACACATTAAAGTTGTTTTATCATCTTCTACTGCAATAAATCTAACTTTTGAATTATCTTCTGTTACTTCTTTTATTCCTTCTGCTTTTGCTAGATTATTTAATCCAATCATTTGTAAATCTACTGCGCCTGATATCTTATCATTATTTATATTAAGTTTTTGATTATTTTGCCTATTTATTATTATCTGAAACTCATTAGAATCAATTTCTAGGCTTTTTTGTTGTTGTATATTTAAAATTAATTGTTTATATATTTGTTGTGCATTATACTGCATTGTTGCTTCAATGTATTGTTTCCAATTAAATCCACTATAATTTGGTTGGTCTAATAATGCAAGAAATAAAGCCATCGCTAATATTGATGGCTTTTTCTTTTTATTTACTTCTTTTTGTCCGTTCTTCATAGTAATAACTTGCATCTTCATACATTATTTGTGTTTCTTGCTCTTCTAATTTGTTTTGTTCTTCTATATACGCACTATAAATTAATAATTCTAGTATTTCACTGTTCTTTACCCTTGTTCTTTTATAAATATTGTTTGCTAATACAGTAAAATAGTTATTATTCTTTAATAAGCCTTGTTCTTTCCATTGTTCTATATATGTATTTATTCTTTTCTTAGTTTTATTATCTGCAATATTATAGATGTTTTCTATTGTAAAATTAAATGTATCAAATAGTTCTTGAAGTCTGTTTTGAGTTTGTTTTGATGTTTTATTATATAGTTGTTTTAACTGTTTCATATAATGATCGTGTTGTTCCCACATATAAAACACCTCTATTCTTCTTTATTGATTTGTTTTTTAACTACTTTAGTTTGCTCTTTCTTGTTATCTGCTGTTAGTTTTTGTGCTTTTTGTTGATCTGTCAAATCAGTTACTTTATTATCTTGATTGTTTTCTTTATTGTCTTGATTTTTTCCTGCTTGTCCTATCATTTGCATTTGTTGTAAATTCTTTTGAATATTCTCTTCATTTTGTTTATCCATTTCTGCAAGTTCTGATTCTGCGTCTAATCCAAATGGTAAATGACTTATAATTGATTTATCACTTACCAATCCTCTTAATTTTAACCAAGCAGTTGTAAGACTTTCAGTATCTGTTGGCAAATTACGTATTAAAATGACATCAATATCTCTAAAATCATATTCTTTGCCTTTTTTCAAGTTAATTCTTGCTGTTAGCATCTCCCACATTCTTAAATATTCTTTTCTAAACAAATGATGTGCTTGCTGTAGCACTTGTTCTAAAGGAAAGAACTTTTTTTCTAAAGCTGCAGCATTATCTGCATTAGTAAAACCTTGATCAGTTACGTTTGGAACACCAGCAATCATAAGAGCCATATCTAAGCACGTCTTTTTATGATTTTCTGATGCAGTGTCATTTATATCTTTTATAATCCAATCAATGTCTCCATCTTTATCTGGCGTATAGAATACCTTTGCATTTAATATAGCATCATCTTCTTGCATTCTTGCAGGATTCTTGGTCATTATTACATTTCCTTCTTTATCTTTTTGCTCTTCTCCTTTATCATTCAAAAGTGGTATTAACGGATCATTCATTGGAGAAAATCCTGTTACTTTCAATTTAGCATTATCATTATAATCAAAAATATTTGCATTATTCTCAATTACTTTTTCATTTTTATTTATTAAAGTCATAACATTTTCAAAAAAAGCCATTCCATAAGGATTTTCTACAGCAAAACAAGGTAAATCAGTCCACATTATTGGTGTATTAGTACCGTCTACTTCTTCAAACTCATATTCAGCATTTTCAGTAATTGTTTTCTTTTCTATACCATCTACAAATTGTTTTTTGTAATCTTTGGTTATTATTTCTAAATGTGTTTCAATTCCACCTGTAGCTGTATTTTCATACCAACATCTTAATAAGCCTATTTTTGTACTTGGTACGTCATAATTCCATATTGCTACTGTATTTAAACTTGAAACATTTGCATATACCTCTTCATTATATTTGTTTTCATATATCAATCCATAGCATGCTCCTGTAGTAATATAATCAAGTACACAGTCATAAAAAAAGCTACCATTGTCATTATATTTTGCAATATAATCAATAATAGCTTGATAGTCCTCTGGATCATTCTTTTCTCCAAATATTCTTTTAAATATTCTATTTAAAATCCCTTTTTGAGTTTCATTTATATTTTTTACTTTAAACTGAGGTTCTTTTCCTCCAAAATATCCACTTGCAATAATACTTATATAATATTCAAGTGCAACAACAACATCCTTTTGATCATATTTTCTTGTAAATCTATCTTGCAAATATTTTCTATGCATAAATATTGGCAATGCTTTTCCCCATAACACACTTATATTTTGATTTATATTTGCTTCATTTAAAAACTCATCTTTATATTGTATTTTTTCTACAAAACTCATTGTTTTTCTCCTTTACATTATACTGTTATATCCAAATTGTAATTTCTTTTGATTTATATATTTCTCTATTGCATATCTCATTGCATCCATCAAATGATTAAAATCATCTATTGGTCTATTTATTTTGTTACCAAACTTGTCCTCATCCCAAGTATAGTTACTTATTTCTGTTATAAAATTCACACATCTAGGATGTATTATTATTTCAAAGTCTTGTATGAATTGAATACCATTATTTATACTATCTTTTCCTTTTAATGCTCCTGTAATATGTCTTAGTCCTAGTCCTCTTAATTCATCTATTGACTTTGGTTCTGCACTATCTGCCGTTATCTTTTCTTTTGAATAGCCCATTTGATTTATTTGGTCATATATTGCTTTGTTACTCATTCCTTTTTGATATATTTCATCATATACATAAATCTTTTTGTTTTTTAAATCTATTGCACCACAAAATAGTGCTGTTGGGTCGTTTGTATAACCAAAGTCTAATCCAAAAGCACTATCTAAGTTTCTTATTGTGTTTAATTCAAATTTTTCTTCCTTCCAATTTTCATATACTAATCCATCAACTATACCCCAATTACCTAATCCAGCAACCTGATATCTTCTAGGATTATTCTTTTTCATCCTTTCAAATACTTTCTTATCAGCCTCATCTAACCACTCATTACAAAGATAATTTGTTGTCATTGCTAATATATCATCATCTTTAACATCAAAAAACCTTTTCTTAATCCAATGATGTTCATTCCAAGGGTTTAATGTTATTGTTATTTGTTTAAATAAGCCCTCTGGAACTTCTCCGCCTTATACTTTCATCTATTACATCAAAATCAGATTCTTTTGTTATTTCGTATGCTTCTTCAATCCACAACCAACATAAAACACCAATATCTACTGATATTGATGTTACTTTTAATGGGTCATCTAAACCTCTAAAATATATTTTCTGTCCTGTAGGCTTATATGTCATTTCTAATGGGCTTTCTTTTATTTCCCAGAAACTATCTACTTGTAATCTGTGTATTGCCCATTTTAATTCTGTAAAACAACTATCTTTTAATGTTCTAAATGTCTTTCTAATTACAAGTGTATTAGCTTCTTTATATTTCATCATGTTGCTTATTATCCATAATGCTGTTGTCTTTGATTTTTTACTTGCTCTTGAGCCTTTACATACTCTATATCTACATTTACAATGCCAATATTCTGCATAACCTTTTCCAACTATACTCTGTAATGATATTTGATTCACTTGCTGTTGTGTATTTTTGTTTATTATTTTATTCTGTAATATCATCAGTTATCACCACTGGTATATTCCCAGCCACTTCAACTTTTTCTTTAAATGTTCCGTATCTTTTTCCAAGTAATTCTGCACATTTGGTTCTATCTTGTAATGAAGCATCTAATCCAAATTGGTCTTTTTCTTCCCCACGCATTACTTTTGTTAAATATTGTAATACTTCATCTTGTGAGGCTATTCTTTGGTTTTCTTTTTCTTGAAGTTTTATTTTTATAAATTTGTCTAGTTTTGACAAGTTTTGTGAACCTATTCTATTAAGATTTTTTCCCTTATATCCAGCTTTTTTACAAGCTTCTGTTGCATTTGCAGTTTCTATATAATAATCAATAAATCTCTTTTGCATTTCTGTTAATGTATTATATTCCTCTTCTATATTATTTTCATATTCCATCTGCCTCACTTCCTTTTCTATGTTCATTTATTAGATATTTCATTACATCTATCTTGCTATAGCATTCTTCTTTTTGTTTATATCTATCTTGTAATTCAAACTTGTCTGTTTCCTTGTTATATATTTCTACTTGTTCTTTTTTTAGTATTTGATATTTAGTACAATACTTACAATTCTTTTCACTATAAAATTGGAAAGTATTTATTTTATATATTTGTCCTTTTATAGATAAAGCATATAATAATTTGTTTATGTTTTTATTTATATTCATTTTTTACCTCGAAATATTTGTCTATTATATTTCTTATAATATCATGCGAATTTGATATTATATCAACTACATCTTCTTCATTATAATTTTTATCTTGATGTGTTATATATGTAATTATGTAACAATGCCCTAATTCATGTAATAAAGTGCTTCTTTTCCTATCTGGGCATAAATCTTTATCCAAAAATATTGTTTGTATATCTGCATATGTTAATCCATAATACTTACCATTCAAGTCTGGATTTTCATAATGTTTTTTTAGTTCTTCTTTCATCTGTTCTTGTGATAATTCTTTTATATACCATGTTTTATTATTTATCTTAAATTTCATTTAATCAAGCACCTCTCTTTAACCCTATAAGGACATCTTACTATCTGCTTATCTAGGTTTATAACTTCCAAAAAAGAACAGTTTTTACACTGTTCCGGTAATTGTACGTTTATTAGCTTTCTTTTCCATTTATCTTCTCTTTCTTCTTGTGTTTCTATCATCTCTATTGTCCTTTTGCAATCATCTAATTTACATTCTTTACATTTTTGTCCTTGCATTGGACATACTTTATTATCTATTAAACATTGTTCCATACTTTATTCCTCTGTACACTTTAGTTTTCCATTTATGTCTTG